GATATAGCATATGGACTTTGTAATTCTTTTACAGAAGAGGTGGATGCAAATAGAATTTTTGTATCTTTATAATGATCAAATATTCTTTTAGTTATTTTTATATTATTATCTAAATATTTTTTAGGATTTTTGTGACTTTCTCTGACGCCTGTTGATCCCGCCAAATGTATTACACAATCAACTTTAGGTAACTCAGTATTTAATATGTCATTTGGGTAGTCAATTCCATAAATATTATGATATGAATTAAGATAATTGTAGAGATTAGAACCAATGAAACCATTGTGTCCAGTAATCAAAATTTCCATAAACTTACCTTACTAAATAGTTAATATAACATATATTAACGCCGTTATAGGAACATTATGTCAGCTACACAACCAGCGTCAAGAACAGAATTAAGAGAATATTGTTTAAGGGCATTAGGGAAACCAGTTATTCAGATCAATGTTGAAGAGGATCAACTGGAAGATAGATTGGAAGAAGGTCTTCAAATGTATCAAGAATTTCATGGAGATGCCACAATTAAAACATTTTTAAAACACGAAATAACACAAGATGATATTGATAACTCATACGTTACATTATTAGAGGCAACTATTGGTGTTATAGCCGTTTTTCCCTTGGATAGTGGATCAACAAAGAACATGTTTGATGTTAGATATCAATTATATTTAAATGATATTTATGATTTAACCAAAACTTCAATAGTATCATACTATCAAGTACAACAACATTTAGGAGTACTTCAAGAAGTATTTAGTGGGAAACCAGGAATGAGATTTTCTAGGCATCAGGATAGATTATATGTTGATGTTGATTGGTCTAAGGAATTTAATGTGGGGGATTATCTCGTTGCTGAATGTGTACAAATCGTTGATCCAACTACACATACGGATGTTTTTAATGATATGTGGTTAAAACAATACACTACAGAATTGTTTAGAAAACAATGGGGAAACAATTTAATTAAATATCAAGGTACACAATTACCTGGAGGAACCACTTTAGATGGTGGTAGAATTTTAGATGAAGCTAAATCAAATATAGAAATATTGTTACAAGATTTAGAAGGAAAATATCAATTCCCAGTCGACTTTGCAGTAGGATAATAAATGCCAGTATCTACATATTTTCAAAATGTTGATTTTCAACCAGAACAAAATTTACTAAACGATTTGGTAGAAGAATCGATTAAAATACATGGAATAGATATAAGTTATCTGCCTAGAACATCAGTTGCAGTAGATAATTTGTATAGTGAAGATGTCGCTTCTAAATTTTCAGCTGCACATATAATAGAAATGTATATTGATTCAACTGATGGATTTAGTGGTGAAGGTGATATGGTAGGACAATTTGGGCTTGAAATACGAGATCAAGTAATTTTAGATGTTTCTCAAAGACGGTGGAAAGATGAAGAAATACCAGGAAGACTTGATAGACCATATGAAGGAGATTTAATATATTTTCCATTAAATGATAAATTATTTGAAGTTAGATTTGTTGAACATGAAAAAGTATTTTATCAGTTGGGGAATCTTCCAATATATACTCTCACTTGTGAAACGTTTGAGTACAGTCATGAGGATATGGATACTGGTATTGCGGCAATCGACGATATTGAAACAGATTATGGATACTCGATGGACTTGGTATTTACTTCAGGAGAAGGAACTTTTACGATAGGAGAAGATTGTAGCAATGGAGACGCTACGATGAAAGTTCTTTCTTGGGCTCCTACTACAAAGACTTTGAGAGTTGGAAATATTGTTGGTACTATTACTACAGCATATGATGTTGTGGGTGTAGCAAGTACCGCATCTTGGTCTATGACAGCAGTGCCAGATGATCTGGTAATTCTAACAGATCCACTGGCGAATAATTTAGGTATTCAAACTGAAAGTGATTCAATATTTGATTTCACTGATAGAGATCCATTTTCTGAAGGTAACATATAATGTTTGGAACATCGACATATCATCAAACAATCAGAAAAATGGTTGTTGCTTTTGGTTCATTATTTAATGATATTTCAGTTAAAAGGGTAAATTCATCCGGAGTTGTAGTAGAAACTTTAAAAATTCCTGTTGCTTATGGACCAAAACAAAAATTTATGGTTAGAATTGCAAATCCCGCTCTTGCAGGAACTCCAGCAATAATTTTACCTAGAATTGGGTTTATGATGAGTCAGATAATGTATGATGGAACAAGAAAATTGAATACTGTTGGTAAGAATTCTTCTTCTATATCTGGAACATTAAGAACACAATATAATCCTGTTCCTTATAATTTTATTTTTGATTTGGCTATTTTAGCAAAAAATGCAGAAGATGCTGCACAAATTGTTGAACAGATTTTACCAAATTTTACACCAGAATTTACAGTAACTATTAAAACTGTACCTTTAATGGATATTGCGGTCGATTGTCCTATTATATTAAATTCTGTTAACTATACAGATGCATATGATGGAGATTTTGAAACTAGAAGATCTTTATCATGGGATATGCAATTTACAATGAAAACGTTTCTGTATCCAGAATTATCGACTAGTGGAAAACCAATTAAGGACATAACTCTTCAGATAATAGTTCCTGAGAATGTATCTGGAAACGCGGATGCGGATATTGGTACTTTAGATAGATTTCTTTTGGAAAGTAGTACAGCATTTACAATTAATAGCGTAATAACTGAAGATTCTGAATCACTTTATTTAGAATCTGCAGACGTAAATTTATTAGGAAATACATCAACACAAACAACCGCAACTCTTGGAATAAAACCCAAACCAGAAGATGCGGCAGCGGATGATGATTTTGGGTTTAGTTTAACACTTGATGGAGACGATGTATCATGGACATAAAAGATTTAGTTCAAGAAGTTTTGGTTGAAGACCCAATAACAACTCTTCCAGAAAAGACAGAAAAAAGATTAACAGTAGATTCAGATGATGAGGATTTTAAAACTGATTATAGATATTCAAGAGAAAATTATTATAATTTAATGGAAAAGGGACATGACGCATTAGATGAATTATTAGAAATAGCAAAATCGACAGAGCATGCAAGACATTTTGAAGTTGCTTCACAACTGATTAAAAATCTTGGAGAAACTAATGAAAAATTGGTAAATCTTCAAAAAGTTAAAAAAGAATTAACAAACAAAGCACCAACAGGACCAGCATCAGTTAATAATAATTTGTATGTTGGATCAACTACAGATTTATTAAAGTTGATAAAGGATAAGAAGAATAAATGATAAATTTTAAAGAATATCTCAAAGAAACGCGTTTAGACAGAAAACTTGACAAGTATGTTAGTGATGAAATCAAGAAACGCAAACTCGCAAGACATCCAGTTAATGCAACTGATGATATTGGTATGAGGAAGGGTAAACCAACCTTTAAATTTCCATCACCAACGAGCAGTATGGTAATTTATGTTTGGCTTAGACCAATGGCAAAACCAGCATCAAAGGATACAAAAGCATTTAATTATCAATTGGAAGATAAATGAAAGAAGAAGAATTAATATCTAAACTTGTGTTAATATCATTCACATGTTTATGGTTTATAGTTCTATTCACATTTGGATTACTTATATATCAATCGCTGTCACATACAGATCAGATTGAACAACTTATAAAATCTATAGAATTTTTTAATAGAATTGAAGGAAAATAAAGGTAACATAATATGATTGATTTATTTAACACTTCTGAAATGATGATGCTTGGATTGGTATTATTTTCATCATTTTGGATATTTCTGTTTAATTACAGACAGGATAATAAGGATAAGTATAACGGTCATGGATGGTTGATTTTACTTGATTTAGTTATCAATATGGGAATGTCAGCAACTGGATATTTGTTGATTTCTATTGTATTTACAAATGTTCCACAACTTGCGGCCTATGAAAGTTATCGTTATCCCATCGGTTATCTTTTTGGATTGACATCTAATGTGAGCATACCGATTGTTCTCAAATGGTTTCAACAGCAAATCACCAAGAAGTTAAACGAAGCAGGAAAGAAGTGAGGTAATTATGGCTGAAAAAGAAAAAATTGTTGCAAATGGAAAAGATCAAAAAATACTACAACATGATATTGAAGAAATAGATAAAAAAGTAGATGAAGTTCAACAAATGGAACTTTCTGCTAAAGACCAAATAGTTGCGAGTAAATCATTTATCTATGTTATTATTGCACTTCTTATATACTTAACCTTTTTGGTTATTCCAGATATAGAAGAAAAAGTTACATGGATGGAAAAGGATCTCAACTCTGTATTAGTTCAATCTGAACGATTCAAGAAATCAACCAGAGTATTTGCAAAGGATAATCAATGTGCATCGTGCCACTTGAGTCCAGATTATCTTCTTCATAATCTCTTAATGAAATATCCAAGTTTTTCTGACATTAAAGCATTCATGTCGGTTGGCCACCAGAGATATTATACTATGACCGCCCCGATTGCAGATGAAGAATTGTTAGAAGTATATCGGGCATTGCAATGATAATGGTAGGTAAAGTAATTGTATCTTTAATTTGGGTATTCTGGATATTTGTAATAGATTCTACAGCTGAAGGACAGGACAATACTACAGAATATACTCCAACGTATAGTTCAACATACAATCGTGTAAAAGAAAGAGGAAATGTCATCTGTGGTACTAATGATGAGTTTCCTGGCTTCTCGCAAGAAATATGGAGTGCTGAAGATGGTAGTAAGTGGGAAGGTTTTGATGTAGATATATGTCGTGCAGTTGCAGCTGCAATATTCGGTGATGCAGATGCAATCGAATTTACTATAGTCAATGGTAAGACCCGATTTGAATTCTTAATAGATGGTTCTATAGATATTCTTTCTGCTGCAACCACATTTACTTATACAAGGAATGTTGCAAAGAAACTAGAATTCCTACCTACAACCTATTACGATGGTCAAGGATTCATTGTAAGAAAAACTCTTGGAGTATCTTCTGCAAAACAGATGGAAGGTGCAAGGATATGTTTTAGTGGAACTGGAACAGCTGCAAAAAACATTGCAGACTTTATGGAATTACATGAAATAAATTATATTCCTGTCGCAGTACCACCTAATGAAAAAACAAAGAACGTATACAAAAGAGGTGAGTGTGATATGTATGGTACGGATAGGTCTGGTCTTGCATCGAACCGATTGAGTTTTGAAGACCCTGACAGACACATGATTCTTCCAGAGATTATCTCAAAAGAACCATTAGGGCCAGTTGTTAAGTATGGAGATCAGAAATGGTCAGATATTGTTCGATGGACAGTATATGTTTTGTTCATTGCAGAAGAAATGGGTATCAACTCAAAGAACATTGACTCGTTCAAGAATCATATAGACCCAAATATCCAAAGATTTATGGGTGAGAAAAATGGAAAAGACCATCCCCATCTTGGAGCTAAACTTGGATTGAGTGCAACTTGGTCTTACAATAAAATTAAACAACTTGGAAATTATAGAGAAATATATGAACGCAATGTAGGAATAAATACTCCGATAGGATTGGATCGGGGATTAAATAAATTATACATTCATGGAGGATTATTATATGCACCACCACTAAAATAAGGAAATATGTCACACGTTACACC